TTTGCCTTGTTTCTTACGCATTTCGTTAATAGTTGTAGCACCACGATCTGAATACTGAGTAGCAATACGCATACGGGCTTCTTCGTCTCGGATATCTAGAGGGTTGAATTCTAGTTTTACTAAACATAGTCCTAAGCCGTATCGGATAATGTGATTAACTACTCTAGCCCAAATCTTCTGTCTTGGTACGATGATACGATCTTTGTAAATTTCTGCTTGTGACAAACCCTTACCAGAACCTAGTTCAGAAGCTTCTGTGATTCCAATGATAGCAGCACTTACACCGTGGGCTACCATAATTGATTGATCGTTAGATGCTTCAGTTTTCAAGAAGTCCCCTTCTTTCTGGCCAGCATCCAATCTCTCAAACCTTAGTTTTACCTCCCCACGAACAGAAGGTACATTAACAATTAGAGTAGCGTAATGATTTTGCTTTACTTCTGAATTAAAGTATTCTGCAATTGATTTCATTACGGGTTGAGATAGTTTTCCCCCCTCTACAATAATAGCATAGCGGGGTACAGCACTATGAGAAAAGAAGTTTAGGAAGTACTTGCGAATCTGCATGTTCCCTAAGACAGCCCCTAGTGCTGGAACTACGTCTGAATAACCGTAGTATTTAGTATTGGAGTGGCGATTTCTGATCCAGATAATCTCTGTCGCTGCTTTTGCAAAGTCCTCAGTGTCTTCACCCGTATCACAATCTTTCAAATTCCAACTTAACTTATCATTAGAAGCTTCTAGTGTGCCGTGTTTTTTGGGGTCATATGGTATTTTTTCATTAATGCCTGTAATTGGGTCCTCTTCTGACACAACAACTTTATGACCAAAAGGTTGGTAGTAACGATAATCCTCTGCACCATTTGTTCGGTCTTCAACAAAACCTCTCCAACCTTTCAAAGCTTCTATAGTTGATGCTGGCACATGGTTAATTCTTGCAACTTTCATATCCCTAGATCGAATTACCTCAATAGCCCCCCAACCAATGGCCTCATAATCCATAGCGGCTAATTCCAAGGTTCCCTCGAAACCGTCTATATCATTGCAATCCTCAAGGAATACTTGAAGAGCGTCTTGGTCAACATCAAATTCTTTTTGGGTAATAGACCCTTTGGGGAAAAAACAATTTTCTGGGCTATCGATTGTGATATCAACTTTAATATCAGAATCAGAATCTTCCTCTACAATTGGTACAGTCGGCAAGATTTGGAATCCTCTACCAACAGAATCTGTAGTTTTGGTGATTATACACCGAGAATTAGTTTCTTGGCCTTCGAAGAACTCGGAAAGTAAGGTCGGTGAATAAGGAGGTGAGATAACTAAGTTTTTGATATCCCCATCAATATTGTAAGAAGACAACCCACCACAACCTCTGGTAAGTTCCTCTTCGGATACTTTGGAACCCGAAATACTTTTAGCTATTAGGACTTTATTGGGTAAAGAATCTGGATCGATGGAGCTAAAACTTGAATACAAATCTATGGAAGCTTTATGGTTGACTCCCCCAAGAACATCAGAAGCATTTTTAATAACGCCGTCTGAAAGTATGAACGCTGAATCTACTTCGTCAGGTTCAATTGCTTCTTGTAAAGCATCGAACAAAGGTCCACTTGTTATTGTTTTTTCTACAGGGTTTTCCATTGTATAGTCTCAAATTTATGCTATGTAAATGTCGTCGGAACTGATCTCTATGAGATCGGAATCATAAATCATCCAAGCTAGGTAATCGTAAACGTCTGCTAACCTCTGGTGATCCTTACCGCCTGAAGTCCATGAGTATTTGGGATTGCCTGATTTGTCGTATGTAATTTCTCTTGTGGGTTGGCACATTTCTGCAACATATTCCCCACCAAGAATAGTTTTAAAGTTTCTAGGTAAAATATTCTTACCTGCTGTCAGTTGAGCGTAAGTTCTATCCATAACTTCCGTCTTATCTATGGATACAATGTTGTCTTTGAAATTTAGCTTTTCTATATTCTCTGAACCTGATCCCCTGAACTTACCTAACCAAACCTCTGTATTCTTAGCGTCTTCTTGCAACATCCTTGATAGATGAAGCTCTGGACCAATATCAATTACACACTTAACCACATTATATCTGTGCATAATCTCATGAAGTTCATCTTGCCTTTTAGCATCTAATTTACCAATGAAAACAGCCTTTCGTCTACCCCCACCCATAGGTGTTGATACTCTTACATCGTAGTTTGTGCCGTTTACATCAACTCCCATGACGCAAGGTCCGTCGTGACGGTCACCTTTAATAAACGCTCTATCCTCATGAATAAGCAGGTCGTAGTCTTTAATACATCGATCCATAACGGATGATGTTACTTTACTTCCTGTTGCAGCATAAGGTAACCCTAATCGTCTGTTGTAAAAGATTTTCATCAGGTGTGGGTTATTAATTGATCTGACAAATTCAGAATACAATTCAGCAACACCTGCTATTGGGCTACATAACGATGGTATATGGAACCCATCCATCTTACGGCCCTCTTCAGTCGCTATCCATCGACCCTTGTTGGAGAGCCTCTGTAAAACGCCTCCGCAATGATCACAAACAACGTGAATGTCTCTACCACAACCTCTTTCCCACTCGGTGTCTCGTAATCTGTAATCAACTACGTTTCCCGAATCATCCCTGATTTCTTTTACCACGGACTTGAACCAGTTTAGTGTTGCAAATGCACCACAAGCACCACAAGGTACGTTGTATTCGTTCTTAGAACTCTCTTGGTATAGATTGTTGATTTGTCCTTCTTTTACTGAGGGGTTTCCAATAAACCTTTTAAATTTGTAAATGGATGCGTCCATGCGACTCATTCCAAATTCAATGTTATTCCAATTACAATCATCAACCTCGTCAACATACATTGAGGCGGCTGGATACTCTCTAAAGTTAGCCTCAACTCCAGAATCCACGTATTTAATTCTGCCACGCCCAAACTGTTTCTGGTCCAAAGAGTCAAATGAAGATTCTTTCATCAACTTTCTGTAATGGGGTACTGAATCTATCGCCCTGTTAACACGACCTTGAACATATTGCTTCTTTGCGTCGAAAGATCTCAACACGTAAAAAACTGAATGCCCATTATAAGCCATTGCCAAGTGGTCAATAATTAACCACTCTGACTTAAAAATTTGAGTACCTCCCATAACCACAATATCGGGGGCTATACTGTTGTATAGCCCTTTTATGAAATTAGCGTTCGAGAAGTCCATAGGTTGGTCATCAGTATTTCTATGGTACTTAGTGGCGAATAACAATCGGGTTTCTTTCAAATCCAGTAAGGCATTCGCCCTTTTCAAATCTACTAAATCATAATCTTTAATCATCTATATTACAAATTCCTATTGTTCTTTAACTTGTCAAGAACGGTTTCAGTCAAAGCTGAATGATTTAAGTTTTCGGCTTTTTCATCAACTATGACTTTATTATCTTTAACAGTTGTGTAAATTTTCTCTGCAATCTTAGGAATAATTCCAGACTGTTGGTACAAGTCAATCCTCATTTTACGGCAGTCTAAAGCTAATTTAATAAACCTAGCTTTAGAGTCCAAAGCTTTCTGTGAGGGGGCTGTAACTCTTGGCTTGCCGCTGGAATCAACAGATACTTGATCTGCCCCAAGATGGGAAGCCTCATACATGCAAAGCTGTTCAAGATTTTCTAGATCATCTAATTGATCTACAATAATCTCTAAACCAGTCTTTTGCTCAAGTTGGAACAGGACATGTTCTTTGTCCTTTTTCATCCACTCATATACGGTGGATACAGATATGTTAAAGATTGCTGCAATATCCTTAACAATTATTCCTTGTCTATACCATTTTGCGGCAATACGAAATTGCTCTGCTGGTGATAGTTTGGATGGATCAATACTTGATATCTCTTGCATTTCTGCTAGAGCTTGATCCTTGAGTATTTCTTTTAAATTCATTTGAATGCCATAACGGGTAAACTAAAGTGTCTACCCTAATTATAGCATTTGAAATAAGAAAAGTCTATACTTGTATTATTTTTCTCTCATTTTACTTATTTCGGGGCCTAATTCTTCTCTTAGTATAGTGATCTCAGACCCTGCTTGAATCCCAATAGCAAATGAATTTGGTCTTTTGCTATCTTGACCGAGCATTATTACCTTGATTTCGGTACCTTTTTCAAAGTCCTCTTTAGTGCCTATTAGGATTGCTTCGTGTGACTTCCTATTCAATATTAACATTTATCTTCCTCTATACTGGATTTGAAAATAGGGAACAGTTCCAGTAATTTATCCTTCCCTAACTTACTTGAGTCTAACTCAGATTTGAAATCTTCTAAATCATCAAGGTACTTCCAACGTCTTTTATGGTATTTAGACCAATCTTCGGTTATACCTTCCATCTGGTTTTCCAGTTCCCTAATCTTGTCTGATAAAGCTTTTAACCTAATAAACTTAGACATTTCATTAGGGAGTTTTAATTTACCAATATAATCAAGGTGTTTGTCTAAATCAGCATGTCTAACAACGTATTTTATAAAATCAGACTCTTCGTGACCCTCATTTTTTGCTACAGTAAAAAGAAAACTTAGTTCCTTATTTAGCCTCATTTTAAATTCCTTGTACTAACTTATGGTCAATTTTAACAACTCTCAGCTTCATGTTCCATTCATACCAACTGGCATTGTCTGGAATATTACTGTATCTACCCTTAACGTATTCTGAAAATTCTGGATTATTAGTGTCCCAAAATAAAACGTGCAAGGAGTCTTCATCCAATTGGCAAGATGACCTAAAAATATTTACAGGTGTTCCTTCCCATTCAACTGGGTCTTTCGAAGGATATCCCTCAACATCTTCTTTCATAGGTATAACTAACTTGTAAGAGTGACCTTCTAACTCCAACCGTACAATACTTAAACCTTGCAAGTACTCTCTTAATTCATCTGGAGCAGGTCCGTAAGGCCCTTTAAAGTAAGGCCACTCGGGTAATTCAAAAGTTTGTCTAAGGTCTGTTTGCAATGGGTTTATGTGCCAAATTCTACAATGCATTACCATACTCCTGTAAGTTCTTCAAAATTTCTACCACGTCTTTAGCGTCTTGTAAAGCCCTGTGGCCTTCTGTTTCTATTCCAAAATAGTCTTTTACTTGTTTCAATCCGTAGGTTCCCATATTTAAACCCCACTCAAATGAAAACCCTGCTGTGAATGACATTGCGTCAAACATTGGTTGTCTCCATTTGGGTCGTGAACTACTAGAGTCTGATAGTATTTCATGATCTTTCCATGTCCAAGACATTAAATGTTTATTTTCCACGAAGGAATTAAAAAATGGCCAAACCTTATCCCAAGGGTCGGCACTCTCAATCTCTTGGTAATTCATACCTGTAAGGTCTTTTATGAAAGGGCTTACTGCCCTCATATCTTTTGGTTTACACACTGAGTAGAATGTATCCTCAATATTACAAGACTCTCCAACCATACAAGCCCCTACCTCAATGATCTCCGGTTTTATGTTGAACTCTTTACAAATCTTAGGGTCTGTAAATTCTAAATCATAAACTACAAAGTTCTTAGGTAGGCTTCGAATATACTTTGGCATCTACTATTCCTTTCGTCATTTTCTCAATATTACCTTTTACGCTTGCTCGAACTTCGTTTAGATGAAATATTTGTTTTGCAACATCATAAAATTGTTGCACAGAAATCTTTGATCTAACTGTATCTTCTAACTCCCACAGTTGGGAGTTTATAGTGATTAGATGTTCGAAGGCTGTTGCTACTCCGGTATTAAATACCTTTGCCGTTACATCCTCATAGTTCTGGATCAACTCGTCGAAATCCTTTGTGTTTCTTTTTTCTTTCTTCAATCTCATTATTGAAAGTCGATCTAAGATTTCAGACACAGGTGTTTTTACTTCAAGCATTTTCAATCTCCCTTATTGTTCTTAGTACGTCATGAGGGCCACCAATAAAAGGGTAAGCTTCCCCTGATATAAGCAATAGTTTGTTGTCGGGGTCTATCTCATAATTTACCGATTCATCTGACACATTAAAATCTACAGTAAGATTATCTTTGAAAAATTTAGTGGCTCTTGAATCTCCAACAACACTAATTATGGGTTTGTTAAAATCATAATTTGGGGATTTCAATTCAAAATCCGGTTCTAACCCTAGAAATATTTGAGGTGTTAGAGCATCAATACACTTATAAGAATTGCCGCCTTCAGCTTCTCTTAATTCCATTGTAGGTGGACCTACCTTATCATAAACGTCCACTCCATGCAATGATTTGTAATGTCTGATGACGTTATGGGGCCAAGTGTTAAAAAATACTACTGAACCCTCAACACCAGCTAAACCTGCCACATGAGCAAATCCTGAATCATTACCTACAAATCGAGAACAATTCGTTAAAAACTTACTCTGGTAGCCTAGATCCTCAGATATGTCAGATAGCTTAATTGATTTACTACCAGTCCATCCAAACTCATGTCTTGTTCCTAACCAAACAATATCAAAGTCTTGGTCTAAGTAATACTGTCCTACCTTAGACCATGAGTCGTTTGACCATCTTCGATTTGGATTAGATGACCCTGCATGAATTGCTATCGTATTGCTTTTAAGTTTTCCTTCTTCA